AAGCTGAGGTATCAAACTTAGCTATGAAAACATCAGAGGGTAAAAACATTTACATTGAATCTGACGACATTGAGACTGCAGTTGGTAAAGCTGCATACATGGCAGACGAAGAAGGTAATAAGACAGAAGAGTTACTGCCTGACGGGGAATTAAGTCTAGAAGGTGGTGTAACATTGGTCATTGAGGGAGGAGTAGTTTCTGAAATCAAATCTTCTGAATTGGAAGAGGCTAGAAAAGAAATTGAAAACTTAAAGGCTCAAATCGAACAAATCACAGCACAAAAAACCACAGCAGAATCTAAAGTTGAAGAAGCCAAGATAGAGATGTTGGCGTTCAAAAAGCAGCTTGACGAATTCCAAGAGATGCCAGCATTCACATCAAAGGCTAAAATGATAGTTGTAAACGAGCAAAAGAAAAAGGAAAATAAATTAAAATTTGTAAACATTTAATACAATGGCAGTAACGGTAGATTTAGATTATACATACAATGGGCAAGAGGTCTTTGATGTTCTCTTAGAACCAGCATTACAGAACGAGGACATCTTAAAGATGTTTAACGTTCTAACAAACATTCGCTCAAAGCGACAAATGATAACAGCCGACCAGTTCGGTAGGGTTTCATTTGCTGGGGATGGTACTTGCGATATTCCAACACCTGTAGGAAGTACCGTGTTAAAAAACAGAACGCTTGAAACAGGGGAGGTACAAATTTACATGACTCAATGCGCGAGAGAATTTTCCGAAGTTCTAGCAGAAGAGGCATTGAATACAGGGATTGAAATATATGACCTTTCACAAACTGAAATCAATAACAAAATAATTCTTCCATTGTTACAAGAAGCAGCGAAGAGAGATTTATTTTACTTGATAAGCTTCGGTGATTTAGATAGTGCTGATGAGTTACTTTCAGCTGCTCATGGCTTATGGCCGACATTAATTGACGGTGTTGATGACTATACTGTTATTGATGCAGAAGTTACATTTAACGCTATACTTGAAGAAGATGAAGCTTTAGAGGCATTTGAAAAAATGTGGTCACTTGCCCCTCAGAAGTTAAAGGCAATGAAAGACAAGATTGTTCTTGCGGTTACTGGTAGCTTATATGACAACTATGAGAAGTCGTTAAGAGACAAGGGGATAGACAACGGTTGGACAAGACTACAAGAAGGTACTCCAAGCTTGAAATTCAACGGAATTGAAGTAGTTCCAATGAGAGGATGGGATAATGGAATCGCAGAATTTGAACTTGATAATCCTCACAGAGCATTGTTGACGGTAAAAGAAAATCATTACATCGGAGTTGAGGACATGAAGAAAACAGCTACTCTAAGCTTTTTCTATGATAGAAATTCTCGATTAAACAAATACGAGGGTAGATACCGAGTAGGTTATCAGTTTGTTCATAAGGATTTACAGGTAATAGCTTACTAATGGGGTGTAGATTAACAGGAGGTATCATCGCAGAGTGCGATGACCTCATACAAATTGGGGGTCTGTATAAGAAATCATGGCTTGGTAACGTAGAAGACTTGACGTTAGATTATGATGAAGACGGTTATGTTAATGACATCACCATGGCAGAGTACGGGTTTCTTTACGCTTTTGAAAGCAAGAAGAACAGTTTTAGTGCTGGACACTCCACTGGTGACTCTGGGGCAGGGGCTAATAAATTCTTTATACACACAGGGGTATTAAAGCTATTCCCTAACACACCAGCAGAAGACGAGGCGATAAAAGACCTACTAGTTTCTAGTGTGTTTATGATTGTTAAGACTCAGAATGATAAGTTTTTAATCTACGGTGCTAAGAATGGTATGAATGCGGTTACTGAGCAGAACTCAGGACAAGAGGCTGGCAGCGACATCACAGAGATTGTAACACTTAAGGGCGAAGAGAAAACTAAGCCTTTGAGAATCAAGATAGGCGCGGATGCAGCAGCAACAGAGGCGGTGCTTGATGGGTTGCTAGAAGCATAATTAAAAAAAACAAAATAAATGAAAGGCTATGTATTAATTTATGTAGCCTTTTTGTATTTTTAACCAATGAACCATTCAGAGGCATTAGAACTATTCAAACAGATAGACGGCAAGATAAGTTGTAAAGCATCATTTGGAGATGTGGCTAAATTTATTAAGCTTGTTAAGTACGTTAATCAATTTAAGAAAGTAAAGCTATCTACTTCAAAATGTCAGTTTAGATCAACCATGAATGAGATTAAATTCTTCTTAGAAAAGGTAAATGATTAAAATTATACAGATTTGTTTTGATGAAGAATCAAAAGCTAATTGCTTCAATCATGAGAATGTAGAAGTATTTTTTAACGAAGAAAACCCCCACCCATATTTCGAGAATAAAATAATAGCTGACAAAGTTCCTAATATAGAAGCTGATTATATAGGTGTTTTTTCACACGCATTTAAAAAGAAAAGAAAAAAGGATATTGATTTTATAATTAGGAAAATAAACAAAAATCCTGTTTACTCATTCTTTAGCAATATAAAGGATAAGAACGTGATTAGTCACATGGAGAGCTTACACACAGGCAGCAAAGAGATACTAAACTATATTTGTTTAAGGATTGGATTAACTCCATCAAACAAGCTTGCACCAATATATCAAAACCACTTTATAGCAAGAAAGGAAATATATAACGATTATGTGACATATCTAACCCATGCAATTGATTTGATGAATAATGATAAGTGGTTAATTGATAGGTGCAACAAACCAGCTATGAGAACGGGAAAGTACGCAACATATACGCTTCATACATTTGTGTTAGAGCGTTTATTTTCAGTATATTGTAAAAACAAAAACATTAAAATTGAAATGATATGAAAATCACACACCATTTAAATATAATCAATACAACAGCTAAGGTAATCAACGCTAGGACTTACCTAGAGATAGGTGTATGTACAGGTTCTAATATTAACAACGTAAGGATAGGAGCAAAGACTGGTGTAGACGTTAACGATATTCGTGGAATAAAGGAAGGTATAGAGATGATTAAATCATCTTCTGATGACTTTTTCAGAACCAATGAAAGGAAGTTTGATTTGATTTTTATTGACGGTGACCACTCACAAGAGCAGTCAATGAAAGATTTTGAGAACGCTTTAAAATGCGTGAGTAATAAAGGTCTAATCTTACTTCATGACGTCTACCCTCCGAATTTAAAGCACATGGAATTAAACTTATGTGGTGGTGTTTACTTGAATGCTCAGGATATAAACAATAGATTTAAATGCGTTGTGTTTCCTTATGATTACGGAGTGATGATAGTTAATCCAAGAGTGACAAAAAACAAGAAAACACCTATTTTTGAAGGCAATGACTTCTTAGAGATAAAGGATGATGTGTTTAACTATGGTCACGAGGTAAGAGATATTTCAAACTTAATCACAGAGGACAAAAAAAGCTTTGATTTGTACGAAAAATCAGACGAAGAAATTAAGGATATACACCAAGAGGTATTCGGAAACAAGCCGAAAGGGAGGTATATAAGAGAAAATGTAATTGCTAAAATTGAAGCCTTTGGAAAATAAGATAATAATCACAGGTACGGGTAGGGCTGGAACTACATTTCTAGTTCACCTACTTACCCTTTGTGGTGTAGATACTGGATTTAAGAAAGAAAATGCGGACATCTTTATAGATAATAAATCCTTTGGAGGGCTTGAATCATCAAGTCACGATCCCTATGTCTTGAAGTCTCCACACTTCTGTGATAAGATTGAAGATTTAAATAGTAAATACTTCATTGACTACGTTATAATACCTATAAGAAGCCTAGAAAAGGCTGCCTCATCAAGAATTAGGGTTGGAAATAGCAATGGTGGTTATTGGGAGGCAACAAGTCAAGTTGGTCAAGAAATTGTTCTTTTAGAAAATTTTTATAAAGCGATTCACTCATGTGCAAAATTAAACATAGATGTTATACTGATTGACTTCGATGTAATTATGAGTGAAAAGGATGTGTTGTTTGTCACTTTAAGAAAGCCCTTCCCTAAATTAGATTACAACACTTTTATTAAATCTTACGATGAAATTTTTGATAAGAGAAAGATTACGCAATAGTTAAGCGGTTAGTTAACCGAAACAAAACCAACCTTTAAAAATCTTATCTTAGCGTAAATTGATAAGATGATTAAGATTATAAATAGGTCATACAATGATACAAAGGTCGACCAGTCTGCGGAATGGAATGAAAACCTAGGTATACTTAATTTTGGCAGAGGTAACGCTTTCCCTACGCATCTAATTAGCGAGATAGAATTTTCGTCTTGTGCAAACGCTTGTTTATCTGCTAAACATAAATTTGTAAGAGGTGGAGGTTTTGAGAATGAGTTTTTAAACACATTTTTAATAAATAGAAGCGAAGTTATTTCTAAGGTTGACAACAAAATAAGTCAAGATTTATCGTTTTTTGATGGTGCTTATGTGCTATTAACATTCAATTTTAAAGGTGTAATTAACGAGATAAGACACTTACCATTCGAGAACACTAGAATAGGTAAGATTGATGAATTTGGCAATCCTAAATCATTCAAGTATAGCCCTAAATGGGGGCATAAAGGGGATGAAGAAAACCCAGATGCTGATTTCATAACTGAATATGACGCATTAAATCTTGATAAAGAATATATATTAGAAAAAATAAAAACCACGACAGGAGGCTATAGTGGTCAGGTTGTATATTTGAGTTTTGAAAGACCTTCTAAGAGAATCTATCCTGTTCCATTTTGGTATTCTGCAATTAATTGGATAGGTATAGACGCTGCAATATCTGAATTTCACAAAAACAACATTGATAACGAGTTTCTTCTATCATACA